TGGTTCTGGACCCAGGCCGATCGCGACCTCCAGAAGCTGAACGAGCAGGCCGGTGCCAAGCAAGTCACCAGCGCCGGCCTCGGCCTCACCGATGCCACCCAGATCGAGATCCACAGCAGCCGGGTGATCCGCATCGAGGGCATGCCCTGCTCCTGGCGCTCGCAGCAGGAGCGGCAGTGGTGGGGCGTCTCGGTGGTGGATCTGATCTGGGACGTGTTCAAGCGCTACGAGACCGGCCAGCAGAGCGCCACCGACATCCTGCACGACTTCGACCTGGTGGTGCACAAGCTGCCGGGTCTCTCCAACATGCTCGCCGCCGGTGGCGAAGACAAGCTGCGCGCGCGACTGCAGGCCAATGCCCTGGCCCGCTCCACCATCGGCGCCTACCTGCTGAACGACAACGAGGAGCTGACCAACCTCAACCGCTCGGCCGCCGGTATCGCCGACATCCTCACCAGCCTGAAGTCCGAGATCACCGGCGCCAGCGGCCTGCCCCACACCCTGCTGTGGGGCGAGAGCCCCTCGGGCCTCGGCGCCGATGGCCGCAGCGAACAGGCGGCCTTCGGGAACGAGGTGGCCGACTGGCAGGCCCAGCACCTCAAAGAACCCCTCCAGCACATCTACGAGCTGGTGATGGCCTGCTCTGATGGCCCCTGGAAGGGCAAGGCCCTGCCCGCCGACTGGGAGATCACCTTTCGCCCCACCTACACCCCCACGGATGACGAGCAGGCCGAGCTGCGCCAGAAAATGGCCGCGGCCGACAGCCAATACATCCAGGCCGGCGTACTGCAGCCCAACGAGGTGGCGCTCGCGCGGTTCGGGAAGCCCCGCTTCTCCCTGGACACCACCCTGCTGAACCGCGAGGCGGATGGTTCCATACCGCAGCCGGAGCAGGATGACCCGGTGGAGTTTGGCGGCACGCTCGAGGGCGATCCGGCCGCGGCCACGCCCGGGGAGGCTCAGGCCGCCGGCGATGAGGCGGCCCTGGAGGGCGCCGCGCCGCCCGAGACCCCGCCCCGCACCGATGCCGACGATGAGCCCTGCTGTGACGCCTGCGAAGAACGGGCCCAGGCCCTGGCCGAGCAGATCACCGAGCACCGCGGCCGCCGCAAGCGCCGCCGGGATGAAGAGCCCCGCAACGATGCCACCGGCCAGGTGCATCAGATCCTCGGGGTGAGCGTGCGGATGGATGGCCCGGGCATCGGCCGCCTGCAGGGCCCCTACGGCCAGATCCTCCCCTACCCCGTGGCGGTGGGGCCGGATTTGAGCGGCGCCTGGGAGGTGTTCGAGTCCTCCACCGGCGCCTACTTGCTGGCCCTGGGCCACCAGCACCAGCGGGGGATTCGTGATGCCATTGGCGCCGATGCCACCATCCGCCGAATCGATGGCGTCGACCTGGTGGCGATGGGCGCTGTGTGTGATGCCTACGTTTCAGGGCATGGAGCAGAGACATGAACCTGGCTGACAGCCTGCAGCAGCGGATCGACGCCCTCAAACGGCAGTGCCGCACGGGCTACAGCTGCGGGAGCACCTGCATCTCCCTGCGGAAGGAATGCCGCACCAGCCCGGGGTCGGCGATCGGGAAGGAACGCCTCAAGCGCCTGCTGGCCCTGGCGGCCGGGGGCGCCTCCAGCCAGCGCGGCATTGCCCCGGTGAAGGCCAAGGAGGCCGGTGAGCTGGCCGAGGGTATCGCCACCCGCCGGGGGGAGAAAGCGGGCCAGCTGCGGGGGGTACGCCAGCAGGCCGCGGCAGAGAAGGCCCAAGCAGCACAGGCGGCAGAGGCCGCGGCCAAGGCCGCCGCACAGGCCCGCCAGCCACGCCCAAGCGCCGGCGATCGCCCTATGGCGCCGGCCGGCACCCCCCGGGGTGAGGCCGATCGGGCCGCCAAGGCAGCGGATCCGGACTACGAGTTCGCCAGGCCGTCAACTGTGGGGAATGTCGGGGAAGACCTGAAGGGCTCCGCTCGGCACAAGGCCAACCAGTGGCGAACACTGGCGGAAGCAGAAGCCGATGGCACGGCCGCGGCCATGGTCACCCGAGACAAGCTGCTCAAAGCCGAGCCGCTCGACCTGACGGAAGGCCTCACCAACGCCAACTACCTCACCCGCCTGGCCGGCCACCTGGCCCTGAAATCCTTTCCGGCGCAGCCTTTCACCGATAAGGCCTTCCAGGCTTACAACCGGGCCCAGATCACCGGGAAGAAGACCCCGGCGGAGATGCGCAAGCTCTACTACGACCACCTTCAGGAGGTGAAGGGCATCATCGACCGCCGACGGGATGATGCTGATCCGCGCGAGATGCTCGCGGAAATTTCCCGGGCCACCACCAACCGGATCACGGCCATCAGGGGAAATCGCTCCCTGGACACGTTCGATCGCTACAACCCCCTGGCCAACTCCTTGGTGGATCTCACCAACAAGGCCAGCAGAGGCAGCTACTCCAAGTCTTCGGTGGCCGGGCAGATCAACACCCTGGGGGTCCGCCTCAAGAAGGCCAACGACGGGAAGAGCACCGCTGAGCTGGCGGATGTGATGCGCAACGCCACACAGGAGATCCTGGGGGGGGCCTCGATCGACAAGGTCACCGGGGTGCAGCGCGGCGGGGCGACCATCAACGCCGCCGACCTCTACGTGAAGAGGGCCGTCCGCACTGGTGGCCGCTCCCTGGGTGTCGATGACACGCCGGCCGGCTCCACCACGGTGCTGGCCAACCGAATGGGGATGCGGGGCCTGCAGTTCGGCAACAGCGTCACCGATGACGAAAGGGCCCACCACCTGCGCAAGACCGCCGAGGCCCTGGTCGACCTGGCGGACGTGACGGGGCTCCCAGATCGGGCCATCTCGCTGGACGGCCAGCTGGGCCTGGCCTTTGGAGCCAGAGGTAAGGGTCGGGCCGCGGCACACTACGAGCCGGGAACGAAAGTCATCAACATCACCCGGAAAAATGGCGTCGGCACCCTGGCCCACGAATGGGGCCACGCCTTGGATGATTACATCGGCCAGCAAACTCCCCGCGGTAAATCACGCATGAGGAGTGGACCAGTATACCTGAGCGAGCAAACCAGTGGTTTGTACTGGGACCCGAATGGTGGGACTAAAAGCCAGGCGGATAATCCGGTTTGGAAGGCTATGGATAGCGTCCGAAAGGCTATCGATGACACAGACTTTCGGTTTACCCTGAGAGACGGACTGGCAGGCTATGGAATCAAAGCTGGCAGCGCTCAATATTCATACTGGACTTCAGGCCGTGAGGTGTTCGCTCGGACCTTCGAGCGGTACGTGCAGCACAAGCTGAAGACCAAGGGGCAGGAGAACACCTACCTCTCCGGCCTGGGCGGTGAGAGCCCCCTGTGGCCCAACAAGGAGCAGATCGCGAAGATGGCCCCCGCCTTCGATGAGCTGATGAAGGCCGTGAGCACCAACACCTTCGGCGGGATGAAGCGCCGCACCGACAGCCGTGAGGAGCGGATCCAGCGGCTGATCCGTGAGGCGATGGCCACGCAGCGCATCGATGCCGTGAAGCGGCAGTGCCGCACCGGCTACAGCTGCGGGGCCAGCTGCATCGCGATGGGCAAGGTCTGCCGCAAGACCCCCGGCGGCGCCAATCAGCAGAAGATGACGCGGATTCTCGCCCTGGCGGCTGGCAAGGAAGGCGGCCCTGCTGTCAGCGTTGGCGCCAGGGCCAAGGAGGCCCCCTCCAGCAGGGGAGGCAGTGAGAAGGCATCGGAGGGCCAAGGGAAGGGCCCCGCCAGCACGGCCAAGCCCATGACCATCAGGGAGATGCGATCGGCGGTTTTCAAGTCGTTCAACGTGAAGAGCACGGCCGCCCTGATGGCCAACAAGAATTTTCAGCAGTCGGTCGTGGGTGACAACCCCCGCACCCTCAAGGGCAAGAACGCCGAGGAGGAGTGGCGCCAGCTCTATCGGCGGTTCGTTGCGGTCCCCAGGGATGAGCGCGGTCTCAAGGACGGCGGCAGCGTCATCAACGGGGTGGACATCCTGAAGAACTTCCGCCCCTGGGTGGCCTTCGGCCTGGATCCGAAAAAGGCCACCAAAGCCGACGTGGACAAGGCCTTCCGCAAGCTGGCCATGAAGCACCACCCGGATGCCGGCGGTGATCGGAAGGTGTTCGAGAAGCTCGTCAGCATGAAGAACAGCGTGAAAGCACTGATGGATTCCGTCATTCAGGATCGCCTCGATGCCCTGCGCGCCAGATGCTGCTGACATGCAAACCCGGCCTGCGCTGATCCGTGCACGGTTGATCCAGCACCGCCTGGATGCCTTGAAGCGCCGCTGCACCACCGGCTACAGCTGCGGCAGCGCCTGCATCAGCATCCAGAAGGAGTGCAGGGTCAGCCCCGGCAGCACGACGGGAAAAGAGCGGCTGCAGCGCCTCTTCTCACTGGCTCGAGGTGACATCAAGCCCCGGGGAATCGGCGTGCCCAATGCAGCCGAAGCCCAGGCGATGGCCGGAAAGATCCGCGCAGAGAACAGCGAAAAGCAGGCCCTGGTGAAAGCCGAACGCAAGCGGCAGGAAGCCGCGGCCGCCGCCGCAGGGGTGAAGAAGCCCAAGGTGATCGTGCAGCTGCGGCGGGCCAAGCCTGGCGGCGAAACAGGGCCCGATGGCCACTGGTATCCGGGAGGCGCCTGGATGAGCGAGGGCTCCTTTGTCGGAGCCAAGCCCCTGAAGCTCGGCGAAGGGGAGGCGGGCGGCCAAGGGGAGAAGGCCACAGGTGGCGACAGAGAACCACGGGTCATCCGCAACAAGCGGCCTTCCTTCCCTGAACGACCGATCAAGCCGAAAGGTGAAGGCCTCCCGCGGCCCACCGGACTCAAAAAAATGGCCGCCAAGAATGACGAGCTGTTCTTCGGGGATGACGGCTACATCCTCTACCCACGGCGCCAACCCAGTGACAAGACGCCAGGGCTGGTGGGCAGCCTGTTTGAGGCGGCTGTCACCCAGCGGATGAGCACCGATGAGCTGAACTGGGCCACCGAGCAGATCAAGCAGCAGGCTTACCGATCGACAGATCCTGAGCGCAGGAAGTTTTTTGACGATCAGATGGCAGACATTGACGACGAAATTGCCCGCTATGGGGGACCAGAAGCGTATGGGGGACCGGATGGACATCGCTGGACTGCGCGCACGCAACTGACCGGAGTGGATGCTGAGCGCTACATCGCAGGCCAGCGTTTCATGTCGGCGTCAAGGCTGCTGACTGATGCCAGCCCCGCCCGCCAGCGAAGGAATGAGCGCTATCGAGACCCCCGCTTTGAGGATTGGATCGTCCCTGAGCAGGGCGATCAGGATCAATGGGTCTGGGGCCTGAACAACGTCTTCCGAGCTGTGCGGATCAGGAGAGAGCGCCTGCAGTCGCCGCGGGCTGATTCGACCTTGAAAAGCCTCTTCAGAGGCAACAGCCTCCAGCGACGCATCGACGCCCTGCGGGCGCGCTATGGCTCCCCGAATGGCTGACCGGTCCCTGGAGCTGCTCGAGGAGCTCGACCAGCAGTTGCGGGGCCTGGAGGATCGGCAGCTTCGCAAGCTGCGCGGGATCTTTGATGAGGCCCTGCGCCGCACCATCCGAAGCATCACCGATCGGCTGGAGCGGATCTCGGAGCAGCCCGAGTACGACCCGGCCACCACCGCCGGTGCGTTCCTCGGCAGCACCCCCGAGGGCCCGGTGCCCATCACCCCCCTGCAGAAAAACCAGGCCAGCCTCTACCTACAGGGCCAGCTGGCCCAAGACCTCCAGGCGATCATCAACCGCTTTCCCGCCGCCCGGGCCGCCAATGCGGCACTGAACCGTGAGCTCACGGAGCTCTACAACCGCGCCCAGGACCTGGGCACCGAGTACGCCCTCGAGCTCTCGCGCGACATGCTCCCCCCGGCCGCCGTGCTCTCCGGCCGGCACCCGGCCCTGCAGGACCCCCAGCTGCCGCCCGCCGCCCCTCCGGCCCCCACCGATGCGCCCGCCCCGGGCAGCCCCTACCAGGAGGGCCAGAGTTTCACCAGGCTGCTCAACATGGGCGCCACCATCGCCGCGGCCGAGCGCGACTTCCAGAGCCTCAGCGCCAACTACCGGCGCCAGCGCAACGCCGCCACCGATGAGCGGGTGCGCGCCTCGAAGGACTACTTCTTCCGCTGGTGGCGTGACTGGGGCGACACGGTGCAGTTCGAGACCGCCACCCAGTTGGCCACCGGCGTGGACAGCCGCACGCTGGCCCGCACCCTCAAGGCCCGCCTGCCCCACATCAACGACGCCTTCCGCAACCGGGCCGAGACCGTGGCACGCACCGAAACCCACATCGCCGCCGGCGAGGCCCGCGAGCGCACTTTCCGCCGTGTTGGGGCCGGCTTTGTGCGGTGGGTCGCCACGGCCGACGATCGGGTCTGTGAGTGGTGTGCGCCCCGCATGGGATGCCTCTACTACGCCGGCAGCGTGAAGACCCCCGCGCACCCGAACTGCCGTTGCGCCCTGTCCCCGATCACCCTCGAGGCCCTGGTGATCCAGAACGAGCTGGCCAGCGGCCGCGGCGAGCGATGGGAGGCGCAGCAGCAGGCCCTGGCCGCGGCGACGCGGCAGAAGTACGACCAGGCCAGCAGCAGGCCCTGGCGGCCGATCGGCGGCACCGGTGAGCCCCGCGGCCCGGGCGACTTCCCGCTGATGGAGCGCACCGCCCTGCCGGCCACCACACCCCGGCCGAACCAGGCCAACAACCCGGCAAACGGCGGCGCCAGGCCCTGGCCATCAGGGGATCCGGTGTGGACCCCCTCCAGGGGATGGATCAATGCCGCCGCTCGCGAGGCCTACGAGGCCATGGTCACTGAGGTGGCGGAGCTGGAGGTGTGATCAGGCCAGCACGGGATAGAGGCGCCGCACAAGCCGCTCCAGTGCCTCTCGGGCCGCGGCCATTGTGGCCGTGATCGGCGCCAGCAGGAGCTGCATCTGCGTCACTGGCGCGGAGGCAAGCTCAACAGCAGCGGGCGCCATCAGGCCGGCATACCAGCGGCCCAGCTGCTCACTGAGCGCAGGCAGGTGATCCCAGGCTCGGCGGCAGTAATGACCTGCCAGCAGGGTGAGCACGATCAAAACCTGCAGTCCGCGTAGCACGATCTGGGCTACCTCGGCCCAGTCGATCTGTTCGTTGAGCCAGAGCAGGCCCCGGGCGGTGGTGCCGGAGATGCGGCCTGCGGTGCCGGCAATAGTGGTGAGATTGGTTGCCATGGTTCCTCCGGCCAGTGCCGGGCGATGGGGTGATCGGTGGCGGGCCTTGCCCGGCGCTTCCGATAGGCAGACCCTACCACGAATCGAGCGCTCTGCTGCCGCTATCTAAGGAAAAGGTGTCCATAGCGCAGGGTAGTGTGAGCGGCCGTTCTGGGCTGATCCTATGGCTGCCATCGGCTACGCCCGCGTCAGCAAGGACGATCAGGCCGACGCCCTCCCCGCCCAGGTCAGCCGCCTCAATGCCGCCGGCTGCAGCCGTGTGATCACCGACATAGAAACAGGCCGCAGCTCGGATCGGGACGGACTGCTGGAGCTGATGGCGATGGTGCAGGCCGGCGAGGTCTCGGAGCTGCTGGTGACCCGCGTGGACCGACTGGGGCGTGATGCGGCCTACACCGACGCCCTGCTGGCCCAGTGCGAGGCGCGGGGCGTCACGGTGCGGGCCCTGGACGGTGGCGCGATCGAGACGGCGACTCCTCAGGGGTTCCTGATGGCCAGGCTGCAGACGGGCCTGGCGGAGATGGAATCGCGCATGCTCTCGATGCGCCTACGTCGCCAGTTCACCGTCTACCGCGCCGAGGGCCGGCACCTCAGGCGGCGCAAGCCCTTCGGCTACCAGAACGGGCCAGGCCATCGGCTGGAGCCGCACCCTGAGCACTGGGGGGAGGCGTTGCGCGTGTTGCGTGAGCTGCGGCGGCTGGCGAGCTTTGCGGCGGTGGCCCGCTCCATGCCGCAGTGGTGCGCGTGGACGCCGGCCGCCACCAACCTGCAGGCGTGGTTCGTGAATCCCGTGATCCGCGGGCACATCGGCCACCAGCTCGACAGGGGCAGCGGCAAGGGCTGGCGGCGGCAGTGGGGTGAGATCCACTACGACCAGCACCCGGCACTAATCAGCGAACAGGACTGGCGGGAGCTGGCCGCACTGCTGCAGCGACCCACCAACCGGTTTAAGGCAGCGGGCACCACCGAGACCCGGCACGGGCTGACGGGGCTGCTGCGGTGCGCATCCTGCGGCCACCTGCTGCGACGAAACACATCGAACGGCGTGGCGTGGTGGCGGTGCCGGCACCGGCTCTGCGATGCCCGTGGCGGAGCCAGGGAGGATCGAATCCTTCCGGTAGTTGTCGAGGCGTGCGTGGCTGAGGCGCGGCGACTAGCGGCCGTGCTGAGCGAACCAGCAGCAGAAGATCCAGCACTGGCAGCGATGCGCGGCGAGCTGGAGCTGATGGAGCGGATGGCGGCCCGTAACCCGGACAACCGGGCGATGGCGGCAGCAGTGGCGGAGCAGCGGCAGCGAATCGAGACGGCGCAGCGCGTGGAGCAACCGGCCATTGATCCTGCTGCCTATGAAGCGCTGCAGGATCCGTGGTTCTTCAATGGCGCGACACCTGAACAGCAACGGGTGCTGTTTGCGGCGGTGCTGCGGTCGGTGACGGTGGGGCCTGGTGGTGACCCGATCGCACCTCAGCCGCGTAGCTGATCAGGCGCTGTTGCAGTGCATCGCGCAGAGTCAGGCGCCTGATGTACTTCTCGCTCACACTCAACGCTTCCGCGGCATCGGCCACTGTCAGCAGCAGCTTCTGAGGTCGTGCAGCGGTTGAGGCCTTCCCCTGGCTCACAGCTGCGTCCCTCCCTCTGGAGCCGAGCGCAGCAGATCTGGGCATCGCCGCACCACCTCCGCGGCCATGAGCCGAGAAAAGGCCGGATGCTGCATCTCAGCTGACCACAGCATCAGGCTGTCGGTGAGGCCGATGCGAACGGCCTCAGGCATCGAAAAGCCAGCGGCCATGACTTGGCAGATCGAACCTGCTGAGGCCCAGGCCGCCGTGGTCAGGCTGTAGGCCTGGGCCCGCTGCGGCTGGCAAGCGCCGGTGCCGAGAGCTGCGGCAGCCAAAACATGAAGAAATCTCATGGCTCGATGGGTACGGACCAGACTGGCAATGTCCGAAATCGTAGCGAACCTCTCGGACCTGTGTACTATTGCACCCAGACAGCAACAACCCTAGGCAGTAATGGCTGAATCCTTTTCCCGGCGGCGCGCTCCGGCGCTGCCCCAGATCCGCCCCGCCACCGCCGTGCAGCCGCTCAGCGGCGGTCAACGAGCCAGGACACGCCGCTTGCCAGCTCAGCACGAGCGCCCAAATCGCGCCGCCACCAGGCGCCATTACAGCTCCGATGAGGTGGCTGTGCTGGCTTTGTTTGCTGTCGCCGCTGGCATGGTGATGGGGCTGGTTGCCTTCACCATCCTTCGCGACACGATCTATCGCAATCAATCGGTTTCCTTGGTTGCCCCGCTCAATCCTTGAGCGATCTGGCGCTGTTACGGTCTGGCATCAGATCGGAGTGACAACAAAGCGCCTACGGTGTAGGTGCCGATCCGCAGCAACGGAATGACCACCGCAGACCGTGAGTATGCCGCCCAGCATCTGTTGGCCTTCCTGCAGCGTGTGGGCCCGTTGGAAGCGATCTGGGCGATGACCACGGCGCTGGAAGCGTTGCAAGCTCCGGATGCCCCGGCAAGTGGCGATCACCTGGCGACCGTTGTTCAAGCCTTCGATGAAGTTGCCGCCGAGGCCAACGAGCTGGCCGCTGCACCGCCGCCTGAAGCCGCACCAGCTGATGGTGCAGTTGCGCCTGCTGCTGACATTGCGGAAAGCGAAAAGGAGTCGGCTGAGGCTGGCTGAGCGCCATGCCTAGCTTGACGGCATCCGTTCATCAGTCGTGACACAGCCGCAAACCCTGCAGCTCGATGCCGTCTATGAAGGCACGACCTGGGAGGGAATCAATTCGGTCACCCTGGAGATGCCGGCCGGCACGCCTCTAAACCTCACCGGTGCGCAGCTGCAAATGGTTTACCGGCGAGTGGGAGAGAGAGCCGAGCGACTGGCGATGGGGGTCAACACCGGCATCCAGATCACCAACGCCACCGGCGGTGTTTTTCGGGTGCTGCCGCAGGTCCTCCCCTTGACGGTCGGTTTCTACTACTGGGAGATCATTGTCACCCTATCCACCGGACTGATCGTTCCTATTTTTGCTGGCACGCAAGAGATCACCCGAATCGGGAGTGCGTCGTGACTGACATCTCAGCTGTCGTTCAGCTACAGGAAACCGTCCTGCAGGCGACCATCGGGAGCACCGATCCAGGAAGCGGAACAGATCTGACGCTGGGGGCCAGCGTCGCTGACGTGCTGAGCCTGGCGGGCCAGCAGCTGAATGCCGAGGGCCCTGCTGGAGACGTGCTCCTGTTCTGGGATGCCAGCGCCGGCAAGCTCACGTACCTCAACCTGGCGGATGGGCTGAGCATCACCGGCACGAATCTGACTGTTACCGCTACCGGGACAGGCACGGTTACCAGCGTCAACATCTCCCCGCCGGCAGCGGGGATCACGGTTAGCGG